AAACGCTAACAATGCAAAGCCGATAGCCGATTCTCCGATATATGATTTACTCGATATGCCCATAAAACGGTATCCCGAAATAGACGGGTATACGCTAAAGTTTCTAACCTCGGCGCTTGTCGATTTGACGGGTGAGTTTTTTTGGTGGAAGTGTCGGGACGATAGAGGAGTAATAGAAGAGCTTTATCCTATCCCCGCATACTGGATTCAAATAACGCCTACAATCAATAACCCCTATTTTATGATGTACCCGATGGGAGTTACAAGCGGAAATGCTATTCCGGTATCGCCCGATGACATGGTGTATTTCAAACGGCCTGATTTTGTAGACCCCTACGGGCGCGGGAGAGGAACTTCCGAGGCTATTATTGACGAGGTAGAGGCGGACGAAAAGGCCGCTAAAAGTCAGAAGTACCTATTTGAAAATGATTGTACTCCTCCCTATATAATCACGGCCCCTGGTATGCCTCCCGATCAAGCACAAGCTTTTAAGGATTCATGGAAGCAAAAGATGGGCGGATATATGCACCGTCGAGAACCGGGCGTATTAGGCTTTGACGCTAAGGTGCAAACGCTCGGTATGACTCCGCTTGAAATGGACATGATAGAATCCCGGAAGTATTTGCGCGACGAATCGCTACAGCATTATCAGATACCCCCCGAGATTTACGGGGTGATCGAAAACAGTAATAGGTCAACTATAGATGCGTCTTTTTACCTATACCATAAGAGCGTTTTGACAGATAGGTTTAGGTTTATTGAACGGGCAATCAATAGGCAACTAATATCGACAGACTTTGACAAAAACATTGTAGGCAAGTTCAAGGAAGTTATACCCGAAGATGAAGATTTTAAGCTAAAGGTAGTAACGGCCGGAACGTCTGCCGGTCTTTTAACTCGGCGAGTATGGAAAACTACTATGGGCTTTGAGGCTGATGATAGAGATGATGTTTATGTAATCCCGTTCAGTCTTTACGAGGCTCCCGCTAACAAGCCAATGGTAGCGCCTACACAAGAGTCAAGCGGTGGTACTGTAGAATCTGCCGACGATGAGTTAGAAGATGCGGCGGATGAAGCCGGAGTAGCGATTGACGAGAAGCCTATCGAGGAAGCAAGCAAAGCAATATTTGCAATGATTCAAAAGTCTCGCGAAATCGAAGACGTAAAAAAAAAGACGATAACAATCGTGAGCAAGTACAATGAAAACCACGATGAGCAAGGTAGGTTTGCTCCGGGCGGTAGTGGATCGGGTGGCGATGATACGGGCGGTGGAAGTGGAAGAAATGAAGATGGATCGTTATCGGGTGTTTCTAGTGAACAAAAAGAATCGGTCCAATATTATATAGAAGAAACTGGATTTGCACTTAATGATAATTTAAGGCAAGAGTCTGGCGGAAATTATGAATTGAGCGACAAAGAAAAATCAGTAGTAGAAGGGCTCGATTCTAGCATATCTAATGGCGATGTATATTCTAAAACATTGTATCGCGGGGCAGATGATTCATTTACCGATGCCCTGTGTGAAAAAGCTGGTATAAGTCTTGACCGTGATTCTGACGATGGTGATTATAGCGAAAGTTTTAAGGGTATGGAACTAAAAGACGGTGGGTATATTTCGTATACGGAAGACAGTTCTACCGCCATTGATTTTGCTACTCGTGGTAATGGCCTTGGAACAGTATTTGAAATAACAAGCTCTAGCAAATCACTAAACGTAACAGACGCGGTAGGCAGTGAAACTAATTGGCAATCAGAGCATATATTCGGCAGAGATAGCAATATTAAAATAACCGGGGCTGAATTAAAAACCGATGATTCAGGTAGGACAATGCTACATATAAAGGCTACTATATGAAAAATAGATTTGTATGGAATGCCGGAGATGTTGCATTTGTCAACGGCAGTGGTAAAAAGTCTGTCACTAAAAGTGTGAACAAAAATGCTCGCCGTGAAGCTATATGGAAAGCTTTCGACTCTCGCGCGACTGCAAAAGAGGGCATGTTTATTGAAGCTGTCAAGAAGTATTCAGAAAAGCAAAAGGCGCAAGTAATAACCGCTATTAAGGGACTAGATATTCTCATTAAAGCGGTCAAGGCCGAGGGCGATGATGATGATGAATACGGAATAGACGATGAGCTTGATACTGTATTCACCGAGAAGTCTAACAAGGCTCTAAAGTCCGCGCTTGCGGCGGCTTGGATTGCCTCACTAGAATCAGGGCGTGAACATTTTTATGCTATGACGGGCATTGACCCTAAAGACCCCAAGATAGCCCCGAGCCTAACTGTTACTAATGAATTATTCAATTCCTGGGTGGAAAAGAATGGCCTGCTTAGGGCAGAAGGGATAAATGCAACTACAAACGAAAAGCTACGCAAGCAACTAAGCCAAGCAATTAGCGACGGCATATCTAACGGCGACAATCTTAATACGATTAAAAATAGTATCCTTGACGTTTGCGATAGCGTTTATTATGACCTTGGCGCAGATACCAATCTGGAAGCGGCATATAGGGCAAAATTAATTGCAAGAAATGAGGCAATGCAGTCGGTTAACTTCGGAAACCACGCCACGATGAAGGCAGAAGGTATTCAGAAACGGGAATGGTTAAGTACACTAGATGATCGTTGCCGTGATGCTCATGCCGATGCCGACGGGCAAGTAGTTGGAATAGACGAGCCGTTTATAGTTGCCGATGAATCGCTCGACTACCCCGGAGATTCGCAACACGGAAGCGCCGAAAACACCATTTCTTGCCGATGCACCGAAATGGCGGTGATAGCAGATGATAGCGAGGAAGAATAAATGGCGAGCATGGATCAATCCCCTGGTACTCTTGATATTACATACATGATTCAAGGGGAGGCTATGGCCTTCCAGACTGTCCATGATGGCGACATTACGGCGGATACTTTTTACGCGGCTATTGTCACGGATACGGGTACAACGGTAGCGCTTGGGGTTACGGCTGTTTATGTGGGCGGTACGACGCTTAAAACTACGTTGACCTACACGCTAACGGCAGTTAATGCGGCATTGATTCCGCTAGGTCAACACTATTGGTACATGATGCAAACTACAAGCGGAATAGCGCGGACTATTCTTATGGGTAAATGGGGCTGTAATCCTCGGAGCTAAATAAATGACGGTAACTGTAAACCCGCCTAGTCAAATACAAGTCACTGCAATCTCTGAGGGTGTCTATTCCGTAACGGCGGTTAGCCCTAAGCCCATATCGGTAACGGCTACTATGACGGGGGCGACAGGATTATCGGCGTATGCGGTATGGCTAGGGCAAGGACACGTAGGAAGCGAAACAGATTTTTTGGCATGGCTTGTGGGCCCGACGGGTTCGGCTGGGTTATCAGCTACCATTGCAGTAGGGTCAGTTACTAAGGGAGATACCGCAAGCGTAACAAATAGCGGCACTTCAAGCTCAGCTATATTTGATTTTATACTTCCGAAGGGTGATCAAGGAGAACAGGGGATACAAGGAAATCCTGGCCCCGATGGCCCACAAGGAGACGCTGCTACAATCCAAGTGGGAACGGTTACGACGGGGCCCGCTGGTAGCTCGGCTATTATAACTAATTCGGGAAGTTCAAGTTCGGCGGTTTTCGATTTTACGATTCCTAGGGGTGCCACGGGTTCGGTCGGTGATGTCTACTGGAATGACGTAAAAGAAAAGCCTAATTATTTTACGCCAACTACGCACGGTAATACTTCGCATACGGTTAATTATGCAACGGAAACGGCGCTTGCTGATAAGGTCGATAAGGTAGCAGGCAAAGGACTTTCGACTAATGATTATACGGCTACCGATTTAGCTAGAGTAGCGGGGATACCCGGCATAGACATTGCGATAGAAAATCTTCAATCTACCGGCTTACTTTATGGCGGCGGGCTTTCGATAAATGCGGATAGCACTAAGTTTGACATACAAGCGGGCGCGGGGATTGTAGTCAATAATTATACTAATGCGGCATCGCCTATCCGTACCGTAGTAACGTGGAATACGCAAACAGAAATACCATGCCCTGGCATAGCTACTTCCGCTACTACTTACGTTAATATAGATTCATCGGGGAACTTTTATTACAC